GATAGACGAGAAAGAGGCGGGGATTTTCAGATTGAAATTGTCTGGCCTGCAGACGAATGGTTTTTAAATCAATTTTTGGGTATTTCATTCTCTCATTATACCATAAATAGTACACAGCTTGCTAATCCTTTGAAACCAGTGGACTTCTAGCGTGTTAAGCAAAAGTGAATACGAGATTGAATACGACTTTACTTTTAGCTGGAGCGGATGAAATCCATGAGCTGGTCAACGACTTCAACACGTTGATTATCATTGATATGAGTATACATATCAAGGGTGATTTGAACATTATTATGACCAAGTCTATCCGAAATGATTTTGGCTGTAACACCAGCTTCAAACAGGAGAGAAGCATGTGTGTGCCTAAATCCGTGAGGCGAAATTTTTTTAAGCTTATTATGTTTACGAAAGAATCTGCTAAGCTTCACTTTCATAGTCGCAGCCAAAAGCCATCCACCGCTATTATTTGTAAAGATATAATTCGAATCATGTTTGTAAGGCACACCAGCCTGAAAATATTCTTTTATTTGCTGTCGTTTCCAGAGTTTCAAAACATTCAGAGTTTCATCATCCAAAGCGATAACCCTCTTACTCCTTTTGGTTTTAGGATCCTGAACAGTTTGTTTTTTGCCAATCACGACAGCTGTGCGAGAAATGCTTAACCGTTTATTTTCAAAGTCAACATCTGACCACATGAGACCGATTGCTTCTCCAGTTCTCAATCCAGAAAAAGCGAGTAAGTGGAAAAAGGTATAGTCCACTGGCTTAAAATTTGCTTTGGAAACTTTAAGAAAATCCGTTAGTTCCTGCTTTGTATAGTAGTTCTCTTTGCCCTTTAATGGTTTATTTTTAGGCTTGATAATCTTGTCTAAGGGATTTGACTTAATGATGTCAAGAGAAGTGGCATACTTGAAAATACGGCTGATAACAGAGTAGTAATTGGAATAGAGGACATAGCGATTGCTTAACTTTATAGCAACTTTCTGACAATAAGCGACACTGATCTGCTTAATCTTCATATCTGTGAAATATGAGTCAATCATAACATCAAGTTTCTTCTTAGTGTTCTGATAAGTTGTTGGTTTTACAGTGCTCTTGTAGCTTTCAAGCCATAGCTCAGCAACTTCAGCGAATGTAGGGTTCTGGGAATCTTTATTGCTTGAAAAACCATTTTCTTCAACATCTAAGAGAAGATCACGTTCGACTGCCTTGGCCTCTTTGATGGTTTTAAAACCACGGCGTGTTGTGCGTTTTTCTTTTCCAGTTGCAGGGTCTATGCCCAGGTATGTTTGAAAGAGATATCTAGTCTCTCCTTTTTTTGTAATGTATTTTTTTATCATAAAATGTCCTTTCTTTTCGATTGCTTGCCCGCATAGTTGAAAAGGTGTAGAACTTATGATAAACTATAGTTGTATTTTTTTATCATCTTTTCCATTGCTTGTCACATGGAAAGTTGAAGCCTCACACTCAAAGATGGCCGTCGGAGAGTGTGGGGATTTTTTTATTTTATTTCAGAATTTTCATTTCTCCTTTGTACTCTTGAGATATTTGAGTTTTATCAGAGTCTGAGGTATAAACAAGCAGTTGAGGTGTATCTTTTTCTAAATCAACATTGTAGCCTTTTTCTTGAGCCCACTTTTCAAAAATGGTATTCTTAGCTTTAAAAAATTCATTTGAAATATAGATTTTACGACTAGTGCTTTCATTTTTCCAGCTTTCTCCAATTCGCACAGAAAGGTTTTTATCATCCCCTCCAGGAACAAAATCAACCTTTTCTCCTTTATCAAGGACCTCAGCGTTCTTTTTAAAGTATAAAGCGAATTCCTCACCTAATTCTTTAGTCATTTTAAATTTCTGCTCAACCGTTGTTGATGTTGTTTTTTCAGTTTTAGCAGCAGTATTTTTAGGTGGAGTGTTTAAAATGCCATTTACAACACCAATAGACACGATAGCAATCAGCACCCAAAACCATACTCTTTTATAAATTGGCTTAGAATTTGTTCTTTTGTTCATGTTTTTCTCCTTTTAATTTTCAATTGGCATGAAGTTTCCGACTATTTTTCCAATGATTCTTGGATCTTCGTCATACGGTGCGAATTTATCTTTATACTTGTTATTGATAGAGACGAGTCTAAGACCATCTTTTTCTTTATAGACCTTCTTTATATAAGTTTGGCCATCCCAATCGACTGCATAAACGGCACCATCGTAGTCAAAACCTGTTTCTTTGATTAGAACAACCTCTCCATTCATGTACTTAGGTTCCATTGAGTCTCCAAAAACCCAAGAAGCAAAATCGTGGTTTAGGTCTTTGTCATAAAAAACAGTGTCATAGTTCCCATCGTTGAAGTATAAAAATCCAGTACCAGCTGATAGCTTTTCAAAAACACGGTATTCAAAAAGCTTTTCCTCAATCATAATCACTTTATTATTCTGCTCTTTTAATTGTTCATTAGCATAGTTCAGAATTTTTTGTTTTCTTGGAGTTGATAACTTTACAACTTTTTCAGTGATTTTTTGAACAAGAGGGGAAGTAGGGATTTTTAGTTCTTTTACTTCTTGAGTTTTATCCTCTATCAAGTCCGATTTGTTTACTCCGAAATAGTCTGCAAGTAATTCGATCTTTCCTATTCGAGGATAAGTTATGCCTTTTAACCAATCTCTTACAGTAGTGTACTTCAATCCGAGATCAGAACAGAGCTTATTTCTATCAATCCCTCTGCTGCTCATCAAATTTTCCAAGTTCGCAGAGAAAATTTCTTTACTTTTATTATTACTCATTTGTATCACTCCTTTATATAGAATATATTACGGCAAAAACGCAAAAAAGTAAAGAAAAAAATAAAAAAATACGAAAAAAACGCAAAAAACACTTGACATTGCGGTTTAACCGCATTATAATATAATCATAGTTGAGTCAGTCAATTATAAAAAATGTTAGAAAGGACAGTAAAATGCCAAAAATGACTCTTAAAACATTGCGAACGCTAAAGAACTGGCGACAAGTGGACGCAGCTAAGGCCCTTGATGTCTCTGCTGATACTTGGGGAAATTGGGAGCGAGGTAAAACAGAGCCTACTGTAACGCAGGCTTATCAAATCGCTACTGCTTTTGATGTGTCTATTGATGACATTATTTTTTTACACAACATTGCGGTTTAACCGCAAAAAAGGAAAAGGCGTAGAAAGGAATATTATGAACGAAAAGAAACAAAATAATGATCTCATCAAAGAAATTATTGAGAAACATTTTGAAAATATGGTTGATGATATTTTGGAACACACAGAAACTTACTATGAAGCTTTAGGAGCTATTAGTAGCATCCAAGGAAGCAAGGTCCCTAATATGCTTCACTTATCTGATTGTTTGGGAAAAGCTATCAGAAAGCGTGCTATGCAACAAAAAACACCTAATCATCAAAATTAGGTGCTGGAAGATTACGCATTTGAGGAGAATAACAAAAAAGCACCTGACGGAAATCAGGTGCATACTAAAATAATTAAAACCATTATATCACAAAAATGCTTGCCCGCATAGTTGAGAGGATGTAAAAAATGGAAGGTATAACGTTACAATTACGATTAGATGGTGAAAGTGCTGAATTGTTCACGAATCAATTATTGGCTTTTGCTGAAAAGCAGGTCAAGGAGCAGTTAGAGAATGATCGCATGCCAATCAATCAACAAACTTTGATGAAGAAGTTCGGCTTTACGCACGGATATGTGAAGCAGTTAGAACGTAAAGGATTAAGATTTCGTAAGCAGGGGAAAGATACTATGTACGATGTCAATGATGTTTATGAGATTTTGGAATTAGAAAAACAAGTACGGAAATTAAGAACGTAAGGAGAACAAAATGACAGAACCAACTGTATCAAGCCAATTGCTTGGCTTACTAGTTATTTTTATCGGGTTCTTTATCCTGATGATATTTACAGCTAAAAATGAAAAATCGGATGAGCAAAATGTAGTGATCATCGAAGAAACTGAGGATTTTAGAGAAGTTGCCCGAAGAAACTTGAAAAATAGCGATAGGAAATCCACCTACGATACCCAGCCACCTACAGGACTGGCTTCATCGCTTGAGGATGTACCACAAGTTTTTAGAGCATGCATCGAAGATTATGACAGACTGGCTCAGGACTACCTGGAAGAAGCAGGTAATAATGATTTTCTAAGAAAGCAAAATGCAGGCCTCTTAGAAGAAAATGGGCGTTTGCTTTATCAGGAAATGACTATGAATTTCCGTCAGAATCCAAGAAAATGGAGGGCAAAGACATGAGTGTTAGTCGTGAAATGAGTGAGATGGAAATCCGTGTGTTAAAAATGATCATGAATTGCGCGACTTTCGACCTGCCCATTCAAGCAAGTGAAATTCGTATCGAAACCGGACTCTCAAAGCGTAGGCTAGAAGAGGTCATTGAGAGTCTGCGTGTGAATTTTAGTCATCCTATCGTAGCTAAGAAGATGAAGCCGAACGGCTATTACTTGCCACGAAGCGAGGAAGAGCGACAAGCTGGACTTGCTCCTTATCGTCGTCAGATCTTAACTGAGCAAAAGAATCTTGCTGTAGTGATGAATGTGGATTTAGAAAAATATTGGGGGAATAGCGCATGAGTGAAGATTTTAGAATACTACCTCATGATCTAGTCGCAGAGCAGTCGGTTTTGGGGGCAGTCTTTATTTCACCAGAAACGATGACATCGCTGGCAGACGAATTGACTCCAGATGATTTCTACAAGCCTGCAAATAAGATAGTGTTTAAAACCATGTTGTCTCTGCTTGAAAAAGGTGAGCCAATCGATGCTACCACTATGGTGTCAGCTCTTACCAATCAGGGTGATATCTCAAATATTGGGGGCATGACATATGTTGTAGAGTTGGTAAATTCAACACCAACTTCAAAAAATGTGGAGCATTATGCAAAATTAGTAAAAGAGAAGGCAACTCTTCGGAAAGTCATAGCTGAACTGTCGAAATCACTTTCTAGTGCATATCAGGGAGATATTTCTATCAATGAAATCATCGAAAAAACTGAAAAATCAATTCTTGATATCAGTAATCAAAATGCAGGGACAGGATTTCGTAATGTGGCCGATATTCTTGATACACACATGCAGATAGTCGAGACTCGCTCACAGACAGATGGATTCGTAACTGGTCTATCTACTGGCTTTGTCGGATTGGATAAGATTACAACAGGCCTTCATGAAGGGAATCTTATCATCCTTGCTGCTCGTCCTGCTATGGGCAAGACGGCGCTAGCATTGAACATTGCAAAGCATGTGGCTACGATGGAAAGAAAGCCTGCCGTCATCTTCTCGCTTGAAATGGGAGCAGAGGAATTGATTGAGCGTATGGTGGCATCAGAGGGGATGGTTCCAGGTTATCATTTGAAGACTGGGAATTTAAGTACAGATGAATGGAAAAGACTTGTACATGCGCAAAGCAATCTCTATGATGTGCCTATTTTCGTGGATGACACGGCTGGGATTCGGATTTCAGAGATACGGTCAAAGGCTCGAAAGCTTTCTCAAGAAATGGGCGGTCTGGGCATTATCATCATTGACTACTTGCAGTTGATTACTGGTTCAAAGAGGGAGAATCGTCAGCAGATTGTTTCTGAAATTTCAAGGAAATTGAAGATACTAGCAAAGGATTTGAGGGTTCCTGTCATAGCCTTATCGCAGTTGAGTCGGTCGGTTGAGCAGAGACAGGACAAGCGCCCAATGCTATCAGATTTGCGAGAATCTGGTTCGATTGAGCAAGATGCAGACATTGTAGCTTTCTTGTATCGTGATGCCTACTACCAGAAAGAACATGCAGACAGTCAAGAAGCGAATAACGTGACCGAGCTGATCCTAGAAAAGAATCGACATGGTAGTCTAGGGACAGTGAAGTTGTATTTTCATAAGGAATACACAAAATTTTCAAGTGTGGAGGAAGTATAACTATGATTAAAAAGAGTGAAGTAACTGGATTTCTAGCCTTCTTTAAATTTCCAAAACCATTCATCTATGATGAAAAATATAAAAAACTAAGCAATAATGCAAAACTGCTCTACATGCTTCTATTTGATAGGTTAGAACTATCTTTGAAAAATGGCTGGCATGATAAAGATGGGAACGTGTTCCAGTATTACACAAATGAACAATTGATGATTGACTTAAATTGTAATAGCAACAAGACAATTATCAAAATTAAAAAGGAATTGAAGGATGCTGGTCTAATAACAGAAGTCAGACAAGGAATGAACTTACCAAACCGAATTTATCTTGGGGCACTTAACGGAAGTGTAGAAAGTACATTTCAGGAAGTGCAAAAAGTACACCATGGAAGTGTAGAAAATACACTTTCGGAAGTGCAAAAAGTACACACAATCAAGACTGAGAATACTAAGACTGAGAATAACAATAATATATTCTTGATTTGTCAGGAAGTTATTTCTTATCTCAATTTGAAAGCTAAGAAGAATTTTAAGGTTGACACTGCTAGTCATCAAAAATTTATCAAGGCAAGGCTAAAAGAGGGTTATGTCCTTGAAGATTTTAAAAAGGTTGTGGACATCATGGTCGCTAAGTGGAAAGGTACAGATTATGAACAGTATCTTCAACCACAAACACTTTTTGGTAATAAGATGGACAATTATCTAAACCAACCTATACCACGAAAAGTTCACTCATTTCAATCAGCAGTTGATGAAAGGCTAGGATTTTAAATGAAACAGTTTAAACAATTCAGAACCAGAACAGTTCTTGATGATATCTGTGAAATCCATGGATGCCATCTTTGGTCTGTTAAGATTCCTATCAAGGGCAAGGTTGAGGAAATCAGTCAATGTCCTGAGTGTGAGAAAGAGAACATTCGACTCTTTGAAAAGCAGTTGAATATGGAATCCGAGGTCAAGAGTAAGCTCTCGGATACTTACGAAGTATTTTCTCGCAATAGCATCGTTTCAAGCAAGCTGGCCAGCAAGTCACTACATGATTATGAAATTCAGGTTGATATTGATGAAAAGGCTATGAATTTTGTGAAGCGATTGGAACGTGAGTATGCCAAAGGTACAGTTGGGAATGCCATCATCACAGGACCTTCTGGTGTTGGTAAGAGTCATCTGACTTATGGATTAGCTCGGTTTCTCAATGAGCAATTTAAGTCTTATGATGAACCTAAAAGCGTGCTCTTTGTGTCAGTCGTTACTTTATTTGATAAGATTCGTGAAAGCTTTGAGTTTGACAATGGCTATTCAGAAGCGAAGATGGTCAAGCTATTGTCTGAGGTGGATTTTCTTTTTTTGGACGATCTTGGGAAAGAGAGTCGAAAGGCCGACACGAAGCGGAATGAGTGGGCGCATCAAATTTTATTCAAGATTTTGGATAATCGGACAAATACCATTATCAACACAAACTTATCGAGTGAAGAAATTAAAGAGCTTTACTCAGACGATTTTGGCAACGGTGCTCTATCTAGTCGAATTTTTGAAGGAGCAACAGGTAAATGTTTTGTATATCCATCCAGTATGAAGGATAGGAGGTATTGATGAGAGAGTTTTTTAACAACGATTGTATGGACATCATGAAACAATATCCTGATGATTACTTCGACCTAGCTATTGTTGATCCACCTTACTTTTCTGGTCCAGAAAAAAGAGAATACTATGGTCGAAAAGTTAGTCCGATTGGTGTCAATAGACTGTATGGCAAAACCTCAGAGTGGCAAATTCCAAATAGAGATTATTTTGATGAACTTTTCAGGGTATCTAAAAATCAAATTATTTGGGGTGTGAACTACTTCGACTATTCTTTTGGTTCTGGCCGTATCGTTTGGGACAAAGTTAATGGTCATTCAAGTTTTTCAGATTGTGAGATAGCATACTGCAGCTTACATGATAGTACACGGCTGTTTCGCTATATGTGGAATGGTATGATGCAAGGCAAGTCAATATCTGAAGGCCATATTCAGCAAGGAAATAAGGTATTGAATGAGGTTAGAATCCATCCGACTCAAAAACCAATCAATCTTTATCTTTGGTTGCTACAAAACTATGCAAAAGACGGAGATAAGATTCTTGATACTCATGTCGGTTCAGCAAGTAGTTTGATCGCTTGTCAAGAATTAGGTTTTGAGTATGTAGGTTGTGAGTTAGACGGAGACATCTTCAACCTTGCTAAGCAGAGACTTGATGCTTATGAGAAGCAGTTGAAGTTATTTTAGGAGGTATTGATCATTAAAAAAATGACAGTTTGGGCGCTTTTTGATAGTGGAAATGGTTCTTACTTCAATGGCGCTAACTCTCTGAATAGTTCGGGGGGGGGCGAATATTGAAATCTATTCAATCGGAATGGATATAGAAAACAAGAACAATCATTTCATGAATCTGGACCTTGCTGATTACAAACGTTTATTTGGTGACAATACGCTCTTTGATGAGTTAGACAAATTACCAAAACCTGACTTGATTATTGCTAGTCCACCATGCGAGTCCTGGTCAAATGCCTCTGCCATGGAAAATGGGAATGCGTGTTGGAAACGCAATGATGTGTCTGATAGCTTGTTCGCTCCACAAGTAAGACCTTCACCATTCACGATCAGGGCAAATCAGGATTACGAGTCAGCCTATATAAATTATCAGTACGACAGACAATTTTTAAAAAGGATCAATGGGGAGCTAACAGCTTTCAACACAATAGAAATCATAAAAAGATATAGACCACAATTTTGGGTTATTGAGAATCCAGCAGCTGATAGACTGTGGCCATACATTGAGGATATTATTGGATTCAGAATTCCATACAAAAACCTAGCTAGATACAATAATTATGATTATCCTTTACAAAAACGGACGATTTTTGGAAGCAATATTGAACTTAATCTTAAAAATAAAATTATCAAGCAGGATATCGAGTGGAAAAACTTCTCAAAATCATATAACGAGAGATCTAATATACCTGAAAAATTGGTGTCAGAAATATTCAAAAAAATTTACAAGGAGTTTAGTAAAGATGATTGAACTCTATTTCATTTACAACGGTCAACGCAAGATACTTATTGGGAGTTTTTGCCACATACATAGCGCAATCAATGAATTAAAGCAACATCAAGCTAGTTACTCAGCAATCAGTCATCCACGATTTCAGAAAAGCATGAGTGGAGAAAATATCAGGATTGACTACGGAGCAGTTGACTGCTACTACTTGATTACGAAGAAAAGAGAGGAAACGAATGGCTAGAGATATTTTAACCAATTTAGCATTTGAAAACTTATACAAAGCTGTAGCACTTCCAGATTGGAAAGAATCTGATGAAGTAATCCTTGTTAGCTTAGCCAATAAGGAACAAATAGAGTCAGATGAAAGACATCGCTTAACTGAAAATTGCAGATTTTTTGGCGATCGAATTTGTATCTTCTGTGAACAAGTGAAGAAAAATAATTACATCACGTTACATAAATCAATGTTAGAAAAAGTTCTTAAGACAATAGAATCATTGAAAGAAGTGGAGGAAAAATAAGATGAATACAAAAATGAATTTGGAAGAAAAAGTACAACAATGGTTTGTTGACCGAAATTTACATGAAGCAAATCCTGTCAAACAGTTCTTGAAGTTGATGGAAGAGTCAGGAGAATTGTTTGAAGGTATTGCCAAGGATAAATCTGAACTGATTTACGATGCGCTTGGTGATATCCAGGTAGTAATGATTGGACTTGAGCAACAGATCAAGAACGGTGCTCAGATTTCGGCTAATCAACAGGAACTCGAATTGCTGCTGATGGTTTCCAGTCTGGGTAATATCGCTCAGAAGCTATACGCTCATGTCTGTCACAATGAGACACAAATTCCTTTAATCAAAGCAGATTTGATGTTTCTTGACAGCGTGATCAGTACGGTTTCATTTTGCAATGGCACTACAGCTGAAAGTTGCTTAGAAGAAGCTTATGAAGTTATCAAGGACCGCAAAGGTAAGATGATTGACGGGGTGTTTGTAAAAGAGGAGGATTTGAAATAATGATCAATAATGTAACCCTTGTAGGGCGATTAACACGAAATCCAGAGTTGAAATATACAACTTCAAATGTCGCAGTAGCAACTTTCAATATGGCGGTTAATCGGAACTTCAAAGGAGCAAACGGAGAACGTGAGACCGACTTCATCAATTGCATGATTTGGAGAAAACCAGCTGAATTGCTTTCTGAATGGTGCAAAAAAGGAAATCTTGTAGGCATCACAGGTCGCATCCAGACTCGTAGCTATGATAATCAGCAAGGACAACGTGTCTATGTGACAGAAGTAGTTGCTGAGACTTTCCAACTACTCGAAAAACGAGACAATTCTGCAAACCAATCAAATATCGAAGAGCAGATGCCGGCAAGTTTCGGAACCACAAATCCTTTGGATATCTCAGATGATGATTTGCCGTTTTAGGGAGGTAGTAAGATGAATAAACAGGAATTGATTGAACGGATAGAAGGTTTAAAAAATATTTTTGGGAATAAATGTGAATACGTCAAAATAGACTTTATGATAGAACTCGTTTCTGAATTAGACGAACCAGAAACAGGTCGTGCAGACGAAGCTCCACGATACGTCAAGAACATACTAGCACGATTACGAGAGTTGCCATTGCATGATAGAGAAGTTTGGTTGAAAGCTATCATGGGTGAATTTGAACAGGACTTTAGTCACGCAAAATGGCGCGAAGTCTACGAGCAAGGTAAAGTTGAAGGCATGATTGAACAGGGAAAAGTCGCAATCCCGCAGTTTGTGGCTGATTGGATTGAGCATTTTAAAAAATGTTCAGGCACGTTATATGGAAGCACCGTACCTTACTCATACTATGGACGGGCTATAACTGATGGTTTTGAGGGTGACGTTACAGAAACTTTGAGATGGATTTGTAACAATAGCGAGACATACGCTCGTGCTTGGCTTGACGGCTACGAGGTCGAGAAAGAGAAGAGATATCGGGTAAAGGTGAAAGGCATTTGTGGAAATCACGAAACTTTGAACCGTGAAAAACATTCAAACAAATGGCTTTTCTCAGACCGGGAAGAAAACTCACTTTATGGCACACACCACACCCGAAAAGAA